GGTCAAGGATTGCGGTGATGCGAGCACCTGTTGGTTGCGATGTCGCCGTGTGCGGTTCAATCTCTTGCTGTGCAAGGAACACGAAACCGTCAGTGACTTTGACACTGGCAACATGGTCGCCGTTCAACGAATAGTCCAAGTCCCAGTCATCAACGACACCAGTGAAAACAGCGACACCGTTGCTGCTGATTTGCACTGCCTTACGCGGACGCATTGACGCGCCATAAGGAGTAATGGCAGTTCCGGCGGCAGGGTCGTATTTACGCTGTGAATTGTCCAACACCACTGTTGCCGCGCCAGCCTGAAAACGTTCCAACTCACGCGAACGACCACGGCGCACACTGACGCTACGCACCTCGGCGGTGACATCCTCAAGGATGTCGCCAGCCAAACCAAACGGCGCATCATCCAATTCACCAAGCACAGGATCGTCAAGGGTGAAAAAGTTACCGGCGCCGCCAGCAGCAAGATCAAAAGCAATCCTGACCGTGGTATCAGGCCGCGACATAAACACTGCCATTCCTGCGCTCATACGCCTTCAAAGCGTCAACAATCTGACGCCCCACCTCGGCCCCCTGCGTACCCATGCCGGCGTTGACGGTGAGGTTGATTGTGGTGCCGCCCATTTGATTGTTCGGCACGATGCTGCCTGATGATGATGGCACGAATAGTTCAGGGCCGACCTCGCCGACGATGTACGGGCGACCACTAGACACCGGGCCGCCGGCAGCTCTGGCCTCAATGCCACTTGTGCCCGAACTGATGCGCGTCACGATCTCATTGATTGATCGAGTCACCAATACGTCAATGCGAACTTCACGCGTTGCAGCTTCAGCTAGGTTGTCCATAGTTTTCATGAGGCGCTTGCGGCCAATGCCGTCTTTGCCCATGTATTCTTTGAAGCCTGTGATGGTGTCCTCGGCTGTCTTGACGCCGGCGCCTTTGAACTTCTCGGCTGACTGTAAAGCGACAGCATCGGCGATGGCGTTGACTGAAGCAACCGAACTGTCAAGTTGTGCAATCAGAGTTGCGCCGTTGGCGCCCAACAACTCTGTTGCCAAGGCCGCGCCACGCTCAGCCGATAATGCAGCAACCGCAACAAATGATTCCTCACTGAGTGAAGTTCCTAGCAACAACTTCAGTTGCTCGCCAAAGGCAACAATGCCAGCAGCCTGCCCTGTGATCCCATCAACAATTCCGGTGCCGCCCTCTTTGGCAGCATCAACGGCGCCACCAAAGTCCAACTGCCCAGACAAACCGGCTGCCGTGGCTTTGCGGAAACCCTCAAACTCCTCTTGCGCAGTTTTCAGGTTGGCGTTGAGGCGCTCCAAACCTTCACTGCTAACAGCCGCTAGAGCGTCTTTGAAAGTGTAGGTTTCCTTGGCAACGCCAGCGGTTGTGGTTGTGGTTGTTGTCAGACTTGTGTTGTAATCGGCAACCAACGTGTTCACATTGTTTTGAGCCTCGGCAAGCGCCTTCTGACTTGACTGGTTCACTGCGTAAAAAGCAGCCCAGTCTTTACCGTCGGGGGCGCTTTGGTAACGACCAAAGTTAATTGCCGCGCCACTTGCGTAGGAATACGCGCCAGCCAACCCAATCAGTCTGGCACTTAAGACACTAGACCTTGCAGATTGTTCGTCCATTCTGATGCGAACATCAGCGGCAGCGTCAACGTAACTTTCCGTTCAACGGATAAGTGGCACGAACGGTAGATAGGCAACCTTCAAAATGTCAACAAAGTCAAAGGTTGATCCTGTTGACTTATTTATGTCACCAAGAAAATCAGCCAATGGGTTGATGCTCATGGAAACACCAGTGATGAAATCGGCCATCGCCTGCGTTGAACTGTCAACAGCATCAGCCATGCCGCCTGTGCCGCCGAACGCCTCAGAGATATCGTCCACCGCTTTGAGTAGCGCCACACCAATAAGTTCTTTGCCTTCATCAACGGCAATGCTCAGCTTGTTGATCTTGCCTTGGTAGGTGTCAGCAGCGGCAGCGGCTTGGCCAGAGAACCTCTCAGACAGTGAAGCGGTGATCTTGTCCATGTCTTTGGACTTCAGTAAGTTGGCATCAAGGCCGGCACCAAGGCGTGACAGCCCAACCGTCGATCCTGAAAATGCACGGGTTAATGCAAGGCTGACACTTTCAAGATCACGTCCTGTTCCCGCCGAAATGTCCATGGCGAGCTGCAAGTTTTGTTGTGACAACGCAACGTCACCTGTGGCGGTGACTAACCTCTGAAAACTTGGCCTAAGTTGGTCATCGGCCACGCCAGATTCGCGAGCAAGGGCGTCAATAAATTGCTCTATCGGCCCAACCTGATGTGCCGCGCCAACGTTTTGCAGCGCGATCTCCAACGAACGCATTGCCTTTTCATCGGCAAGGGCAGCGGTGATGGATGACTGAAAGAAATCCAAAACGTTTGCACCAATAACACCGACACCAAAGGCCGCGCCAATGGCTGCGCCTGCGCCGGCGAACGAGCTGCCGAATGACTTGCTGAAACCTTTGGCCTGAGTGTCAAGGGTTGAGATATCTTTCTTGGCCTTCTGAACTCCTGCGCCGTCATAGTCGCCATAGATGTGAACGCGTGCGCCGGTCTTTGCCATTATCTCAAACCTGCCTTTCGCGCCTCGTCAATTATTTGATCTCGAATACCATCACGCACTTCATCATTCATATTCTGGTAATACGCCGCAATCAACGTGCGTGGTTGTTTGCGTGGGAAACGTTGGTTGATCATCTTGACCATGTTGGCACCGCCGCGAGTTGTTACCCGTGAACCATCACCCATGACTTCAAAAATGGCGCCGGCTGCATCGGTTTGCACAACATCAAAACCAAGGCCAGCACTGACGCCCTTGCGCCTAAAGTTATTTTTTTGAACTTTGAACCCTTTGGTCACATCGCCAACATCAAAGGACAAGTCACGACCATCGCGTGAGAATCTCCACTGACCCCAACCGCTGATCGGGTTTCTGCCAGGTGCTAAGTAGGTGGCGTCGGTAACAACGCGCTTGGCAACAGCGGTGATTGTTTTATTGATGTTCTTTGTGGCCGACTTGTCAATGACTTCCAGGCGTTCATCAATTGCTTAAGATTGGTGACTTCAACTTTCCAACCTTTGAGACCGCCAGCACCAGCCATTGTCAGCCCTTCCTTCGCGCCTTATTCATTTCAACATGACGCCAACGCAGATATCTGTGCATCGTTGTCAACATGCGGTCTGATTCCTGCAACAACACTGATGGTGCTAAGTGGAACTCATAAGCCAGATGGACTATTGACCAATGCTGGCTTTGCTCTCCAAAGGGACGATTTCGGAATCTTCTCCAAACGTGACGCTTTCAACATTTTCCAACCAAGTATGAAACTCACCAAGGTCTTTGTTCTTGCGTTGCAACGCGTGCCACGACAACCAGCACAAGTCGGTGAACTTCAACTCTGTTTGGAATTTGGCAACACTGCGGTCATACGTTTCCTCAAAGCCAACGAAGTCCACGGCAGCAACAGATGCTGCCGCCGTGGAGCCGTCGTTGTAAACCACATCTAGATTCATTTTCATTGCAGGACTCCCTTGCGTAGGTGGAAAGGTGTTAGTGAAAACTAGGCGGCAGTGGCGCGAGCAACTGAGCCGGTGATTGGGTATGAAACGGAGAATGTGCTGAGATCGCCAACGGCTGAATCAACGGCGTCGTATCCGGTGACCAAAACGTTGAAGCGGTACTCGGGGTTTGCCGAACCAATTGCAGCGGTTCCGTTTTGTGGACGAACAGCCACGGCAACAGTTCCACCCAGGTTGCTGAAAAATGTTGAGTCAATGGAACCGAGTGCGTAATCTTGGTGCAGCTCCATTGAGAACGTGCCTGCTTTTAGTCCACCAATTCTTTCACGGTAGCCACCGCTTGCGAAGTTGGTCACCTCGACATCATCGGCTTCAAATGCGATTGTTACTTGTGCAACGTTTGCGCTGATCGTCCCGCCAGCGAAAACCACTGTGGGACTTGTAAGAACTTGCTTTGCCATAGTTGGCTCTCCTTAAGCGATAACCTGAACGGCGAACTCCGCCGCAAGGTAAGTGACGTCAGCAACGCTGACTTGGTTGTAGTTGCGCAGGGATGTAACTCGGCAGTCAAATGCTGCGCCGCCGAGAGTTCTGTTTGATTCAATGGCGGCCTTGATACTTTGCGCGCCGGTGCCTGAACAGTAAGCATCTAGTTTATTCTGTGCCATTCTTTCGTCAACACGGCCAACGATGACCATCACACTGAACTCATATTCATCGCCGCCGCTGCGAGCAAAGGCGAGGTCATAAGTAATGGACGC